AATTTGTCTTTTGTGGCATTTTAGAACTCTAATACGATTTTAATGTCCTCTTTTTGACGGAGACTTCTATTGATTTCAGGTCTATTATCCAAATAGATTATTTGTCCCGACCCTTTATTTATCTCTGAATCAGATAACCCCCCTTGAAATCTAGTTCCTAAATTAATTAATTTAGCACCAGTTGGGTTAGTTGTAATACCTGAAAAATTAATTTGAATAGTGCCAGAAAATTGAGATGTTAAACCTTTTACAGAGTTTACAGTTGATCCAGTCTCAAATTCAAAAATTTTTCCTCCTGTACCCACGCCAACATAATCAGTGTGATCGAAGGTAACACCATTAAAATGCAATGATCGATCTCTGAAGTATTTAAGAACCCCAGTTGTTTCATCATAAGAACTTACATAACCTTTTGCAATTTTTTGATTATTAGGTGGAATTGTAAGTTCCTGATTTATTTCCTCACCAACTTTTGGTGTTCCCGTTGGTTGTCCAGTGTTAGGATCAAGTAAACTTTCTATTTTAATCGCTTGTAATGATGAAAAAGTATTATCTGTATAAACAACATCACTATCAATTTTAGTAGGATTCTTAACTATACCTACCTGACCAAATGAAGTATCAGTAGGAAAATCTTTCGTAGAATCATCAAATCTTGCGTAAATAAGAACTTTATCGGTTCCTAATTCTGTATAGATATCATCCCCATGACCTCTTCTTGGTGGAATTATAGGAATTAACTTTGCCTTTACAGTGGAATTTTGATTGCAATCCTCTAAATCAACAATACCATATGTATATCCTCTGCCTCCTGCACTAACAGTAGCATTTATTATTTTTCCACCATCAATATCAATCCTTGCTTTACCACCTGTACCATCACCTAATATATTCACCTCAAATGATCCATTAGTGTATCCCTGACCTGCATTGTCAATGTAAATGTGTTTTATTTGATTATTATTAATCTCTGAATTACCATTTTCACGAATAGCTCTTATCTGTGCATCGGTGCTGGTTGACCAATTATTAGGAACAGAGATAAATTCTGTTGAATCAAACTTTATAGTATCACTTGGAGGAACTGTAAATAAGTACTTCCACAAATAACCATCACCACTATTACCTGCTTTTGATGGTTCTGTACCTTCAAAAGTAGGTTCATCCTGTGATACATTACCCAAAGGATTATCACCATTAGAACCATTATCAATACAGATATAAACTTTTAACTCAGAGGTTACAACATAATAATTTGCATCATATAATCTATTTGCTTGGGTAATAGGACTTTGATTTTCAGCACTGTAATCATCTCTATAAATTTCATATCTAGATCCTTCAACCCACTCTACTCTCCTTATCAGTCTTCTTATATTGGCAGATGATACTTTTTTACCAAACATCATCGTATCACCCGTATGTCTCCTATATGAAAAACTATCGGTTGGTGCTGGTGTCTTTGTATCCCATAATTCATTTCTACCAAAAGTCTTTCCAATATCAGTGCCATCTACCCCAGAAGGATTAGGTAATCCTAAAAATACATAATAAGAATTATTTGTATCCTGCACCGATTCTACAAAATTATTTGCATTTAAAATTCTGAACTGATCAGTAATAATAGCTGACATCTGTAACTGAGTATCCTTTCTTTTCCTTCTATTTATAGTGGTTTTTGCATCAACTTATATTTGAGATAGCAAGATTAAAAAACTGCCCTAATTGAGCCACTATTTCGATGACCTGTTTCACCAGTACCATCGTAACTTTTTCTTTGAATAGTTGGGAATGTAGAAAGACCAGCATCTACTGTTAATCCAGTCACACCAATTGAAATAGGATTAGATGAACGTTCTAATAAGATTGAAGAATTATTGGGATCATTACCATATAATCTACCCCAACTTAATTTACCAAGTGAAATTGTTTCTCCAATATAATTTGTTTCATAGTATCCTACTTCATCAATACTGTTAATCCAACTACCAGTATTTGAGTGTACATGGCAAGTACAAATTCCTTTGAGTCCATCAAACGAAATTTCATTCACAATATAAACATTATCGAGGAATGTTGTTCCGATACCAACTACATGTGCATTATTAGGATTTACAGATGTTAATCCTTGTCCAACCGATGTTTCTGTAATTAATATAGGATAACCTTTTTTAAGTGTGTCAATATCACTCGCATTTTCATAACTTCCATCGTCTGCTCTTCTTACCGCATGGAAAGTAAATTTCAATGCAGGTAAATTACCAGGTCTAGTTGTTTTTGTAATACCTGTTATAATTCCAATATATCCTTGGGAATTATCGATTCCTGTAATTTTTTCATACTTGAACGGAGGACTTTCAATAATCACTTGAGGTGGATTACTAGAATCATAACCAAGACCTCCATCTGTTATTTGGTCAAAAGCAACTGAACCATTAGAAACAGTAAGCGTTGCTGTTGCTGTTGTTCCTACACCAACACCAATACCTGAAGGTGGTGATGCTATTGTCACATTGACTACACCTTCATATCCAGAACCTGGGTTTGTTATAGTTAAGGAGGAAATAGTACCAGTCCCAGATACGTTTGCTATTGCAGTTGCAGGAGTATGTATTTCACCTGATGTTACTAATGCATCAACAGATTTATCACCAGTACCATATTTGTTTTCCTCAATAAAGAATGATTGAGCATCATCAACAAAAATACTATTAGATTCTTGCACTCCTATTCCAGAAGTGGTAGTAAAATCACCAATTATTTTAGATGTAGGATAAATTTGAGGTTCTAATATAGATCTTGATTTAGGAACTAATGTACCATTAATCTGTAAATCTCGTTTTTGTTTTGTCCATCTAACTGGTTTTTCATTTATCTCATCGATTCCTAAACCTGTGTAGATATCAGTATCAACTAAATCAGTATTAAGAATTTCTTTTACAATTCTCTCATTTTGTTGTGTTGTTGTTATACCAAGTAATTTATTACTCTTAAATACACGGAGACTATCACCAATTTCAATTGATTCTGGAACATTTTGAATCTTAACATCTGTTCCATCTATTCCTTTGTAGAAGTAAATATCAACCTGATCATTATCATTTAATCCTGCACCTGTCTCTCCTTGAGGAGGTTCTTTGAATATAAATGTTGTTCCACCAAAGAATTGATATGATTCACCAGGTTTTTGTAAAACACCGTTGACAAATATGAGTAATACTGCATCTAAATCAATCAGTGAAGAACGATCTTGTGTTTTATCTACTTCAAAACTTAGCAATTCCCCATTAAAGAATAATGGGAATCTAACCCTTTTGCCATCTTGTAAAAACTTTATATTATCAATTGCATCAATCTCACCAAATTGCCAAGATGAAAATCTATCATTAAATATTTCTAAAACTTCTAATTCAAACTCTTGTATTGGTGCTGATAAATGAGCAGCAGTTACAAGACCAACAGGTTTGAATTTATCTCCTTTTTTAAATGAATACCCTTCTCTTGCTATTTCAAATTCACTTATTGTAAATAATGTTGAACCAATTCCAACTGAGGTTGTTGCTCCACTAACAGCTACATTTAATAATAAATTAGCACCCGTTTCCTCAGTAGGTCCAACACCTAATCTAGATATACCCACAACTTCAAGATTTTCATATACAGGTTCAGGTACAATTATTTGTGGATTTATATACCCAGAACCTGGATTTGCAATTGTAAATGCAAGTGATCCACCTACACCCACTGTTGCTGTTACTTCGGCACCAGTACCACCTCCACCACCAGCACCAACATTAACAGTAATTGAATTAGTAGTGACAGATGTAATTGTCAAAAAGACATTATTTGCTGGATCTGTTGCACGAGGATATGGGTGATTACTAAAATGATTGTCTTTATCACAAGTAAACACTAATGAATTAGTTGCAATTTTTATTTTATTACTTGTAGTTAAACCATGTTCTGGAATAATTAATACCAATTCACCAGTTGATGATTCGTATATCACATCGGTAGGTGTAAATGTTGAACTGCTATTTTCAACACTAATAGAATTACTTGATGAACTTACAAATTTATGTAAGAAATTAATATCAGTAACACCTATGGCAACGGTTCCACCTCGATAACCTGATCCGAATGTTAAATCTTCAAAGAATTCAAATGCATGACCACCACCTTCATAAGTATGAGCAATTGTACTTGGTCCTGCTTGAACTTCAAAACTTCTTTCTGATGTAACACCTACCAAGAATAATGGTCTCTCATGATCTTGGAAAATAGTTGTCGTTACACCAGCATGTTCTGATGTACAACTAAATTCAAGATCTTTTAATTTAACTGTGTTTGGACGATTAAGTGAAAATCCATGAACATCATTTGTCGTTACTGTAATAATTCCTGATGTGTTATCATATACAGCAGTTTGAATACCTAACTTTACTCCTGATGATGTGCCAATACCAACGATACTTATAATTTCACCATTTGTGTTTGTAAATGGTTTTACTTTTGCACCTACTAATGGTGCATATCCTAATCCTGGTGTTGAACCTAATGATACAATAAGACCACCTCTTGGTATTTGATTTTGATTGATGTCCTGTTGAGAAACAAGGAATGTACCATCGTCCTTAGTAATTCCTGTAAACCTTATTGATGATATTCCAGCGGTGGTGTCTGCTGTAATTCTATAATTGTTGTTGGTAGCACTTGCTGTAAATGGTCTTTGATATACTCCATTAATGAATACAACACCATTTCCTACCTCAATACCAGCAGATGTATTTGCCCCTCCGACTTTTAAAGTATAGTTTGTTGTGAGTCCTGTAAAATTATCAGATATATCATCAAATAACATATTTGTTGTATAATCTTGTCTTGTAAATGTTCTTCCACTGAAGTTTGCTTTTACAAAAGGTATTTCAGTATCAGTTTTTCTTGACCGTGTATTTCCTTTGGGAGGACTAATAAAATGAACATTACTATCAATAATATTAAATGAACCTCTATGAATTCTGACAATATCACCAGCATCATGAGATGTAGCACCAATTCCTAATGCTCCTCTTTCAACTCTAACTGTTGGAACTGTTGATAAACCTTCTGATATATTTTTCTGATCGTCTATTTTTCCACTTCCATCAGCTGTGCTTGAAAATCCAACTTCTCTTATCTTCATAAATTCTTCATTAATTTTCAATACATCAGATGTGGCTATTGAACCAATTCCACTTAATGAGAATTGTGATGTACCTGCACCAATATTAATACTTAATGTATGTGTTAAGGATGTAAACGTAATTGGTTGCTGTACAACACCATCTAATCCAATCATCGTCTTAGATAACTTTTTAGTCATATTCAACTTATGACGATTACCAGAACCTACACCAGTAAAGGTTATCGCAACACCAGATGTTATATCCTCTTTTGTTGGGAATAATTGGAACTTGTTAAGATCACTTAAAACTTTTACAAAAACAGTTGAGGGTAAGATATCTGTTGTTAGACCAACATTATTTACAGTTGAACCAATAGAAACTGGTGTGGCAGCAACACCCACAAAAGATGAACCAGGCGTATATTCTAGTTCCTCATTTGTATTGAAGAAATTATTTGGTATTGTAAATATACCTGTTGATTTTTCTAATCCAACACCATCAGGATCAAAAGTTTTAGTATAAATTGGTATTCCTTTATATTTTAATTCAAATTCTGTTTTATCAGCTCTTTTACCTTCTAAACCATCAAATGCAGATAGTAATAGACTTTGAGTTACATTACCATAACTTAAAGATAATGGACTGTTACTAAAATCTTGTTCTGTGTAGAATACTTGATTATATGCTTGAACTTTAACTTCATCTGTAAACTCTGGATCAGGGTCGAATAATAAATTAATATTATCACCAACTATTGCAGTGGTAAACGAACCAATTCCTGAAGTTGAACCTAATGAAACATACGGATATTGAACC